CACCTGTTGCCCGGCGCACCGTGTCCATCACATGCAGCACCAATTGCAACGGGTTCATCGACTGTCTTTGTCAACGATAAAGGTGCTGGTAGAATTGGAGATGGTATCAGTGGTTGCACTTCTGTTGCTGCTGGTAGTTCAGATGTATTTGCGGGGGGTTAGTCATGGTTGATTTTAAAATTCCAGATTTGTGTGGTGCTAGTCCAGAACTGAATGATGTTCTATCTAAACTTGCTGATGCGAAAGCAGACGCAAAGGCAAAACTTGATGAAGCTGCATCTACTGCTGCAGCTGCGTTTGGAGAAGCTCAGAATGAACTTGCGGGTCTGAAGGATAAACTTCAATCAATTGAGATACCAACTCTACCTAAGTTAAATTTACAAGCAGAGATATCAGGGCTTGCCTCACAGATACCCGGCACTCCATCTTTTCTTTCTGCTCTTGCAAAAATTAAAACAGAGTTTGGAGATGACATCAAGTCCGCTGGTTTAGAATTAGATAGTCTTGTTAGTGATGCAACTAAATCAATATCGGGTGGTGGTGATGTTTGTGCGCTTGTTCCTAATCTTGAGAAAGAATCTGGGAGTACTGAACCAGCAGTGCAAAAACCTATTGCACCAAAACAAGCAGCTGTTCCTGCCGTAACTGAAGCTTCATCTGTGGTAAAACAGAACCCTGCTGTAGAGACAAAGGTTGTAGAGATAAAAACAAAGACGGAATCTTATGTGGTTACTAAAACTCCACCAACAGAAGATAAGGGTTCATATGTTGTTGCAACAGAAACAAAGAAAATATCTGTTAAAGAAACTGTTGTGACGGTGACAACAGACAATACACAATCCAATGTTGCATCTTCAAAGTCAGTTGGTTTTGTGCGTAAATTTGATACTAAAACAGAAAGGTTAAAAATTGATCAATTAGAAATTTCTGGAGAATCAATAATAATTAAAAATTTAAAACATCATCCTTCTCGTATTCGGCGTGTAATAATTCATCCGACTGACGCTGATATCAGCGCTCTTGGTATTCTTGTAGAACCAGAAAGTGATTTAATTCAACTGGGAACTGAGGTTGAAGCTAACCTTATGGGAGCTACGATCAGTGCTTGGAGAAAAGAAAAAAGACCACCATACTATGAAAGTAGGTATGGACCACATATGATAGAAATTGTAGATGGGGGTTTTGATGCTGGTGGGTTCTCACCATTTATTGATCTGGATGGTAGTGTTAGAATTGTAAGCCCAGATGCTATACCCAAATCAAATCACCCCGGCAATGTTAAAGCTGTAGCAACATATAAATTGCCGGGCCCTAAAGGTGGTGTTATTAAGGAGTATATACACCCCCAAAGAGACGTTGGTTTATTTAGAAATCGAACTGGAACCTTGAGCAACGGCAGAAACTTTAACAGAAAGTTCAAAGGGTATGCTTTGATGATTAGTTATGATTATCTTATCAATTATGATCCTGACGTAAAGACATAAATACAAACACATATAAAGGAGTTATATTATGGGAAAGAAAAAATCAAGAGCAACAGAGACATCTAAGGGTGAGCGCCGTAGCGTTAGCAAGTCCGTGACTAAGGTTCTTCGTAGAGAGTATATGTCTAGCCGTAGTGCTAGAGTAAATAATCAGATCACCGCATTCCTAAAGGGTAAGAATGTTATGTTGACTGTTCCTAACCCAAACACAAACGAAACCAACAAACGATTCATTCGTGTTAATGCAAAAGATGTTTGGAAGTCTAATAATAAGTTTATGATGAAACAAAACACATCAGAGGGTGTATAAATATAATAAAAGGGAATATTCATGGCTGCAAAAGACGCATATACTGACGCTACGTTTCAAGGTGAAAACCGTGCAGCTCAAGTGTATTCTGATATTGATTTATTCTTTGGTCCGAAGAATGGAACGAGTGATGTTAATAAGGTAACTAATTTTACGGCAGTCAAACGCTCTGTAAGAAATCTTGTACTAACAAATTTCTATGAGAAACCCTTTCACCCAGAAATTGGTTCTGGTGTAAGAGATATTCTATTTGAACCTATGACGCCAATCACTGCATATGTTCTAACTATGAAGATCGAAGAGGTGATTGAGAACTTTGAACCAAGAGCTAGACTCGTTGGAGTTCGAGCTCAACCTAATCTTGACAACAATGCATATAATGTTACTATTGAGTTTTATGTTGTTAACGCCCCAACAGAACTTGTAAATATGGAAGTTCTATTAGAGAGATTACGATAATGGCAGCGACTAGAAAAAGACTCAGTGTAACAGAATTTGATTTTGATGAGGTTAAGGATAACCTAAAAATCTTCATGCGAAATCAATCAGAGTTCAAGGACTATGACTTCGAAGGTTCTGGTCTGAGTGCGCTCCTAGATGTTCTTGCATACAACACTCACTATCTTGGTTTCAATGCGAACATGCTTGCAAACGAAATGTTCCTTGACTCCTCACAGTTGAGGTCAAGTGTCGTTTCTCATGCGAAGACCTTGGGATACACCACTCGTTCTGCTATATCTGCAAAAGCTACTGTTGATGTATTTTTGAATACATCCAACACCAGTGCAACTATGCCTGCGGGTACAGTCTTTACATCTAGTGTTGGTGATACATCTTATCAGTTTGTAACTATACAAAATGTTACTGCATCTTTAACTGGTTCTAGTATTGCATTTGGTAATGTAGATATATATGAGGGTAGTTATGTTTCAACTCGATATACTGCTGACACTCAGAATGTTGAACAGAGATTTATTATTAACGATGACAGAGCAGATACAACAACTCTTACAATCAAAGTTCAAAATTCTGCAACGGATACTACATCAAATATATATACTTTGGCAACAGATATTGCTGGACTAACCTCTACATCGAACGTATATTTTATTCAAGAGGTTGAGGATGGTAAATATGAAGTATACTTTGGTGATGGTATTCTGGGCACCGCAGTAGAAGATGGTAATATTATCATAATCAATTATGTTGTTACCAATAAGGGTGCTGCAAATAGTGCATCAGTCTTTGTTAGTTCGGCTGCAATTGATACAGTTAACAGTGTCAATATTAGAACAGTGTCTCCAGCAGCTGGTGGTTCTGAACCAGAAACAATTGAGTCCATAAAATTTAACGCACCCCTAGACTATGCGTCACAGGGACGATGTGTTACAACAGAAGATTACAAAACTTATGTTAAACAACTCTTTGCAAACACTCAAGCGGTTTCTGTTTGGGGTGGGGAGGATGGTTCATACGATAATGTTACTGGTGTTTCAGATGTTGCAGAATATGGTAAGATATTCATTAGTATCAAATCAACAACAGGTCTAAATCTAAATGAAGTTCAAAAGGCGCAACTGGTAACAGACTTGTCTTCATATACTGTTGCTTCAATTACTCCTGTAGTTGTAGACGCAGAAACTTTAAATATTATTCTTAATGTCAATTTTAAATTTGATAGTAACAAAACAATAAGAACTAAAGAGTCATTGGAGTCCCTTGTACAGTCTACTATCACAAATTATAATACTGATTATTTGAAAGTATTCAACTCTGTTTTTAGACATTCTCAGTTTACTTCTTTGGTTGATGCTAGTGATACTTCAATATTGAGTAATATCACTACGGTAACTCTAGGTAGTTTTTACACACCAAGTACATCAGGTTCCTTTTCATTCACAATTCATTTTGGAAATCAACTGTACAATCCCCACTCTGGTCATAATTCTACATCAGGTGGTATCATTTCATCAACAGGTTTCTATATACAAGACAACACAAATGAGATGTTCTTTGATGATGATGGTGTAGGCAACCTTCGCATTTATTATTTGGTTACCGGGTCACGAACCTATTATAGTTCGGCTGCCGGAACTGTAGACTATGTATCTGGTTTAGTTTCAGTTAATCCAGTTTATATAACATCTGTATCTAATGTTGATGACAATGCATCAAGAGCAATAAGGTTAACTGCAATACCAGCGTCCAATGATATTGTAGGTAAAAGAAATCAGATTATTGAAATTGATCTTGTAAATACGTCATTCTCAGGGGGACAAGATACAATTGCAGTTAATACTGCGGGGGGTTCAACGGGTTACGTCACAACAACTAATTATGCAACGCCGTCGAGTTATTAATCATGGCTCCACCCTTTGACCTATCTTGGACCCCAACTTTAGAGAATAAACTTAGTACTCAGATTGATGGTCAGCTGCCTGACTTCATTGCTGAAGACCATCCTAAGTTTTCTCAATTTTTAAAATCGTATTACCAGTTCCTTGAATCTGGTGAACTACAACTAACAGTCAATATTGACAACATTCTTATAGAAGTTGAGACTGATACCAATCTTCTTAATGAAGATGGGGGTTTAATTGTCACAGAAGTTGGTGCTGGGTCGGACGGTAAATTTATCGAAGGCGAAATTATTACTGGCGGTACGTCTTATGCAACCGCAACAATCTTAGTTGATGACCTTAGCGCTGCAACACCAAGAATATTCATATCCTCACAGCAACTATTTGAGACAGGAGAGACTGTAACAGGTGGAACATCTGGTGCGTCTGGTGTAGTCACAAGATATCGTGCAAACCCTGTTCAGAATATTCAACAGATGTTGGCTTATGCTGACATTGATAATACCATTTATGACTTTATTGAAGAGTTTCGCAAATCCTTTATGGCTGGAATTCCTACTAATCTTGCAAATGGAATTAACAAGAGAAATTTAGAAAAACATATTGGTGAGTTGTATCGACGGAAGGGGACTAAAGAGGGCGCTAAACTCTTTATGAAAATCCTTCTGGATGAGGACGCAGAGGTATTCTATCCAAATCAATATATGTTGAAATCATCAGCAGCAGATTGGGATAAACCTAATGTTGTTCGTTGTTCCTCTGTTGGTAATGTTATCGCAGATGAACTTGTTGGAGAATCAATTACTGGTACAGATACCGATGCAACTGCACTTGTTGAAAGTTCAACAACCTTTGCTGTTTCTGGTGGTATTTCATATATTGAATTTCAAATTTCAAATATAGTTGGAACTTTCAACAATGGTGAAAACATATATGGTATATCTTCTAAAGGAGATGTGAAATATAATTTTACTATTACTGATATAATTTCATCAGTTACAATCTCCAATGATGGAACATTATACGAAACGAACGACCTTATTGATCTTGATACATCTGCCGGAATTGGTAGTGGTGATATTTCAGCGACTGTTGGTGGGGTTGAAACAGGCTCTATTTCGGGTGTTGCAATTGATGATAGGGGAACAAACTATGAACTGGGTGATCTTGTAGTTTTTACAGAAGCTTCATCTGGATTAGTGTCTGATGCAGAAGCCGAGGTTACTGTTATTAATGGTAACATAGTTGATGAGACTGACGGCGATGTTATTATACAGGAAGAAGGTACTAACACTTTCATAGACCTATTTAATATTCAACTTGAGCTGGGTACAATTTTTAATGAGGAACCCTATGCACTATTAGGAACTGATAGAAAATATAGTGTTACTTCCGGTTACTACTACCCAATCTATAAAACAAATTATGCAGCTCAACAAGCAACTATTAACAAATCATCTGGCTCTGTAAATGGTGCAACATTTAATTCAATAACAGTTGTACTTGATGGAAATGCTGGGGATGATATTATTATAGGGATGCGTGTGCGATCAAATAGTATTCCTGTAAACACAATAGTTACAGTTACTTCTGTTACAGATCAGTCAACGATCCTTCTATCTACTCCACAAACATTTTTAGATAATGATGTTGTAGAATTTAAATCTGACTCAACAGCAGTGAGACAATATAGTTTCCTTGAGTATCCCGGTGAAATATTTTATTCTCCCACAACTTTGACTGCTGTTGCTCAATCAACTTATAGTAGTACAACATATAAACTATATGGTGGTAACTATAATCATAGAGCAGATTATCTCTATGGTGAGTCTGGAAATGCTGCATCATATACTAGTGGTATTAACACAGAAGCAGTTCTTGGTGATAGACTTGAAACTGAGTCGGCAGTGAATACAATAGCTATAGACACAAATCGTTATGATAATGAGGGGTTTATTTTAGAGTCTGGTGATGGGGATATTACAAAAATAACTGTGACTCAGCCGGGAGAAGGTTATGCATTTTTACCTACTGTTACAGTTAGAAGTCAGTATGGTGCAGCCGTAAAGGCATATTCAACTACAACAGATATTGGAAGAATTTCTAGTGTCAATATTACTAATCCCGGATTCAATTATACTGAAGAACCTACATTAGAATTTCGTGCAAATTTCGTTGTAAAGGATATAACAGGAGTTTTTACCCCCGGTACAGCATTAACATCACATACAGGAACAGTTCGATCATTTGACTCTGCAACTCAACTTCTAAAAGTTTCAATTGAAGATACAGTTGTTATCGAAGGTGAATCTTTTGGAGAAGGCAACTACAATGAAGGCGTACTTCTAGAAGACTCTCTCATAACGCAAGAGTATGTTGATGAAAATATTATTTTGGATGCTAATCTTGTCTATGGGGAAAATTTAGTTGCTGAAGATGGCGATAGACTTTTAATAGATTCTACAAGCATAACATCTGGGTTTATAAATTTAGAGGATGGTTTTGGTGAAATCATCATGGAACATCCAGAGGTCGAAGAACTAGCACAGACTATTCTTGAAGATGGTAGTGGTTCTCTTAGATCAGAACCAGTAGATATATATGGTCACGATGATGATAATATCATGGGAGAATTTATCTGTCAAGAAATTGGATTTAGAAATGACGATGCAGTTTATGTATATGATCAGAGACAAGTAAAATTTCTATTGGAAGACTCAACGGTTCCTCCACTCAAATCAAATGACAACGCCTTTATAGTTCTTAATGCTGATATAGAATATGAAGATAATTTAGTTCTTAATGCTACAGATAATCTTGGTACAAATTCTGGTGATAAGATTATTCCTAATTCTACAGCTGCAAACGGAGTTGGTGATCCCACTAACAATATTGTTTTAGAATCTGGTATAACTGATAGTGTTAATGAAAAACTTTTATACGAAAATGATGACCCCTTCACTAACCTGTTATTGGATGGAACAAATGCAGATACTCTTCATATAAACGAAAAAGTTTTATTTGAGGATACGGGAATTGATTTTTCTGCTGGAACAACATCCATAGCAACTGCGGCTGGGTCTGCAACAATTGTTCATGCAGATGTTGCAAAAGCAAAATTTAATTTGGGTACGTCCGCTGAAAAAACAGGAAGATTTGGTGGTATTGAAAATTTAATTGGTGAAGCTCTAATTAGAATTCAAGATTCTTATTATTACCAAGATTTTTCATATGAAATTCAATCATCATCTGGTAGTAGTTCATATTTAAATGAGTTGAAGAAATCAATTCATCCAGCGGGATTTAATGTTTTCTCAAAGTCTATTACTACTTCTTTTGTTTCTGCTAAATTACAAATTGGACAAGCACAGGAAATTGGGGAGTCTGACCGTGGTGCTGATCTCTTCGATGCTATTCTTAGTACTACATTCTTCTCAATATTTGCTGCTCCTATTGAGCGCCGTCTTGGTTTTACCACTAAAGAAGAGACTGTTCTATTATTAGAAACTTCTATTCAAGAAACTTCTGATGATCAATTTGAAATTGAGGAAGAACTTGGTGTAGGTGTTATACGATTAGAAACACCAGAAAATGCTTATAATGATTTTGAAGCAATAGAAATATCTTATGGAATTGGTGCTGGCGAGTCTGGTTTGTTGTTAACTGAGGATTTAGATCGTATCGTATCAGAAAGTGCTGAAGCGATATCGAACAACCTTGTTCTTGATGGAACTGAAGATGGACATCTTCAAACATCTCAGGGCGATGCCGGTTTTAATATTATCACAGAAGACGATTTGCCATTCGAACTTGAGGACAGCCTTCAAGATGGTATATCATTTCTTTCTGGTGAAGACTCTACAATAATAGATAATTTGCTTAGTGAAGTTGAGGCAGATATCTTTGTTATTGAAGGTATATCTGATTATGATAGAGATGTTCATGTTCGATCTTCTTATACAACGCACGTTGATGTTACGTTAAATAAAACACACAATACTGCTAATGGTCTGTCATTCCTTGCAACTAAAACTTATGATGGTATTGGTGGTGATGGTATTGCATTGGAAAGTGGTTCTGCTCAACTTGGTAGTCGTTTATTACTTACTCAAACTGACAGCAGTGCGTCTGATCTTGGTGATAACATTTTGTTGGAATCTGGTAGTGATGTTAACATAAATCAAAGTGTAACGAAAGATACCTATACATCACTTGGATATTCTACCAATAACTTTACCCGTGATTCCCTAGTTAATATTTCTGATGAAAACTCTGTTGATACTATTGTTCTTGAGGGTCAAGATATTGGAACATTTAAACTAGAGGATGGATCAACTGTTACAGGAACATTTGGTGACGATATTCTTTTGGAAGATTCTACTGGGTTTGGTGTTGGTGAAAAACTGAGACTTGAAAAGACTTTTATTGCTTTAGAAGATTCTATAAATGTTGGTGCAAATCCATTCGATATGGCTGGTGATACTATACTTGAACCATTTACTATTCCATCAGATATATTTGTAACTCAAAATGGTAAACTTACACATGAGGATGGCGATGATTTTATAGTTTATGATACTTCAGCTGATGAGAATGATCAGATCATTCTTGAGGATGGAACTGATCTAGATTTATACACACAAACAATAAACAATGGAGTAAGTTTAGAACTTGGATTTAGTGGAGAATTATTCACATTCGATAATAATGTGAAATCATTCGACGTATTAAAAGTATAAATATAACAAAGGAAGACTAAACAATGGGATATCAAGCAATAGGAATAGGAAGTTCGGCCGGGGATGGAACGGGTGATTCTATCCGTGACGGTGGTGATAAAGTAAATGATAACTTTGTTGAAATCTATACTCTTTTAGGTACGGGTACTGCACTAACATCTGGTATTAGTGCTACTGCTAGTGTTGTTACTCTTACAAGTTCAGTACTCGCAGGGCCATCAATTACTGGTGTTGCATCATTCCCAGACGGTAGCGTATCAGCACCATCAATTACAAACACAGGCGATACAAATACTGGAATATTCTTTAGTGCTGCTGATAAAGTCAACGTGACTACTGGTGGAACTGAAAGAGTTGAAATTGACAGTTCGGGTCTTGATGTAACTGGCGCAATTACTGCAACCAGCACCATCACTGGTACTACTCTTGAGGCAACAGGAGATACTGCTGCTGGAGATAATGCGGCCCTTGGTTATACTGCTGCTGAAGGTCTTATCCTTACAGGGCAAGGCAGCACAAACGATGTCACGATTAAGAATGATGCCGATGCTGATGTAATTGAGATTCCGACAGGAACTACAAATGTTACCGTTGCTGGAACTTTGGGTACTGGTGGTCTTATTACTTCTGGCGCTGGTATTGTAATTGCCAACGCTGGTAATATCGGTTCTGCTGGTGACGCAGACGCAATCGCAATTGCTTCTGATGGTGTTGT